CTCCCAGGCCTCGTGGATGCCGGTCTTCTTGCTCGATCCGTAGTAGCGAACGCCGGGGTAGGCGGACTGGATGCCGTCGCCAACATCGCCACGAATGCATTTCACGAACAGGGCCTTTTTCCACCACTCCTCGTCGGGTGACGGAGGCTCCCACTTGAATTCCTTGGGTTTGTAAGAGGGGTCCTTCTTCTTCGCGTTCTGCTCTGAACGCTTATGCTGGCGCGCAACTTCCTCAACCGTGCCCGCGACCTTGATCTTGCCGCTCGACTGGCAGATCGAAAATACGCACTCCTCGCCCTTGAATGTCTTAACACCGGCGATGGTGATGATGCGCTCGGACACTCCATCGATGATGGTTACGTTCGGCGCCAGAAGCTGGACGAAGTCGGAGTCGCCCGAGAGAATGAAATGCTCATCGTTGGGGTGGAGCTGAATCCAGCGCGCCACGAAATCATCGCCCTCGACGCCGTCGCATTGCAGGACCGTGCAGCGGGTCTTCTCGGCCAGGTACTCCACGAACTGGCGCTGGACCTCGTAGAAGACCTCGTCCTCCTCACGCTCTCGCTCGGACTTGTTCAGGCGGTCCAGNCGGCGCTTGGCCTTGTAAGCCGGGTAGTAGTCGTATCGCCACGAGCGGCCTTCCACGCAGAAGACCATGTGATCGACGTTCATTTCCCGATAAAGCTTGCGCAAACTGCGGAAGATGATGTGAAGGGTCATACCAGCCTTTGTAAATGCATCCCCGCGAACGACATGCTGAGCGCGGCCAAACAGATTGGCGAGATCAATAATTGCAAAACGCATCAAAGGATATCCTGTGAAGAAATGTACCGGAATATACGATATTGATCATGATCCGGGAAATCTGTTCTTGAGGNGCCAACTGGAGCTTTGCAGTTTGTCCATTTCCCCGTTTGGCCTTTCCCATTCGCCGTTGTCAGCGACGAAGAGTATGGCGTTCGCTGCCATGTCTATGAGACTGGCTACGTCCTGAGTATGAATCCCGTTCAGCACAGCCGTGGAATCGTCATCCATGGCCGCATCGAGCTTCTCCCGCACGATGCGAACAACGGCTTCTACCCTGAGGGAACGGTCGAGTTTGGAAATATCGTCAAAGGAATAGGTCACGGCAATCCTCACATATAGTCGGTGCTACCATCGCCACGTGAGGCGCTCTGGACAAACTGATTTCGCGGAGGGATGGGGCCACCAAATCGGACGTTCTCGGACGTGATCGAGCGGCAGACATCTGCAAACCATTGGTCCACGATCTCTTCATCCGAGTTGCCCGTGTAGCCGTTGATCTTCAAGAACTCGATCCAGTATTCGTTCCAGTCGAGTTCGATACCGAAACCATTGATACCGAGGTTCGGGTTGTACTCTTGATCGATGACACCAACCCACGGCTCCATTCTTGCTGTGGCAATGCGCTTGTTCATCTCGTGCTCGGTGATGTCACCAAATTCATAGGCAAGCCGGGTGAGCGCGATTTCCTTCTCAACATCGTCCTCACATTCCATTTCGATTACGCGAGTGCGATATTCCCTCTCGGTTATGTGGCCGTGCTCGTAATCGAGTTCGAGCAGAGACCTCATGAGTTCGTTATCGTTCTTGGCAAATTCCGTGATAACGATTTTCTCATAGTCGTATTTGCTGATCACGCCATGACGATAATCGACATCGGCCTTGGCAATACGATCATTATCCTTGCCGTCCAGGCGAAGAAGCTCGCACTCGTAATGGTACTTGTCGATCCGATTATTGACGAAATCCCGGCGCAGTCGCTCGCGTTCCCTCTCGACCGGGTCTGGATACTCAAGCTCCAGCAGGCGGCGCTCGCGCTCCTCGCCATCGTAATAGTAGCGGACCCGCTCTTTCTCACGTTCCAAGCCGGTCAGAGACCAGTGGGATGGCAAAAATCCGAAAGGAATAAGACGAAATCGCTTCATGAAAGTCTCCATAAAATGACGGGGAGAGTAGACCGTCTACTCTCCCCCGTCCGGCGAAGGACAAGCGCGGTGGCCGTCCCTCTTCCCCACCCGCAATACGATTATTATCACCTCCAAATCTGAATATCAGGCAGAGTGGGGCGATTTTGACTATCAACGCGACGCGCGCAGATAGTAGCGATAGACGCCGATTTCCGTCTCGATTTCGGTCGAAATGATACCGCGAGCGGAAACACGGACGGTGGCATCCTCGGCTGAGAGCTTGAGCGTCTGAAGGAACGGCCCGACCTCCCANGAGTAACCTGGGGTGAGTGCACCGTCAGGCGCATCAACGCCCTCGGCGAACACGACGGTCGCATAGTGNGTGGACGACGTGTCCTGACCGAAGGAGAAGATNAGGTTGCCGTCCTGGATGAAGGCACCGAAGGTCTTATCAACCTCCGAGATCAGCGACGACATCTGCTGGAACTCGGCAACCTTGGACTTCGAGGGAACGACGGAGACGGTCCAGTTGATATTGGCGGCAAGGCCCGAGCCAGCGACCTGATCGGGGCTCATGCAGCGCATGACGGCCCGACCTCCCTTGCCGTCCCGGAACTCGAAGTGCTCGACCGTTTCTCCGCCCGACCACGGACGGTGCTTCACGGTGAGACTTGCGGACTCGCTCCGGTAGCTCGGGAAGTCCAGGAGACCCTTGAGCAGGCCGAGGTTGGAGATGCCAAACTCTCCGCGCAGTTCTGGAGCGGGGACCTTGATGGTGCCGCTCAGGAACTGGACCTGCTTCTTGTCCTTCGCAAGAAGTGTTGTCTCCTTCTCGGAGCCAATGATCTTGATAACGTCAAACAGGCCGTAAGAATGCTTTACAATATCCGAAAGAACGTCTCGCATAAGTCTGAACCCTGAATGTGCCAATAATACTTCTCGGCAGTCCCAAAATCAAATTATGTTTGTCATTCGAGGAAAATAAGTTCGTCGTCGCCGACCAAATCCTTCGACGGAGTCAAGTCCCAGTCGAGAACNCCGACAAGATTGAGAATCTTGTTGTCGATGATGGTCGCCTCCATCGCCGCGTGGTCGAAAGGCAGTTCCTTGAACCATTTCGGGAGGTGCGGTTCATCGATGGGATAGGCCACCGAGTCCATGTTGAAGACGTTCGGTTTCAGCTTGCACACGATGACCTTCGAGCCGTCGCCGATGCGCATGCTGTAGAGGTCGTTGTGGATGTCGAGGAGCTTGTTCCAGTTGATGGACGCCCTGACATGGCCTGGCATGTCGATCCTGGACTTCTCACCCTTGCGCAGGGCCTTGAGGAGCATGGCCTTGTTCTCGGTGGCCTCCTGCCTGTCGGCGTAGTCAGAAAGCGCTTTCACGCCCTTGGGTGTGCCCTTCTCCCAACCGGGGCGGGCGGCGAACGCGCGGCGGAATTCCTTAAGACGCGCGTTGAGTTCGTCGCGGCTCAGGCCGGTCAGCAAGCCCAGGAGAAACTCGTTCAGGAACGTCTGCATGAACTTCGGTGTGTCGGCCCGCTTGAGATCGAGGCCCATGGCCTTGATTTCTCCGGGCTTGCCGTCACGGTCCTTGCGCTTGCCCTCCTTGTCGTAAACGAGACAGGCGTATTTCTTCTTCTTGATGAAGAGTGCCTTCGTGGCGACGATCTCACGACCGGCCTTGATGTAGGAACCGCGTTCGAACGTCGTGTTGAAGGTGCGCATCATGAACTCGGGAAACGAGGCATTCGCCACCTCGGTGATCGCGTCGTAAAGCTCGATCACGTTCTCCTTGGTCCATGTGAAATTTGCATAGGCCGGATCGTCCTTCATGGCCTCGTAGACCGAGAAGTAACAGCTGTCGGTGTCGGCATACTGGATGGCTGCGCCCTTGTAATCATAGACGCCGGTGATCACCTCGTTGATCTTGGCGTTCATGTGCCGGACGATGCTTCGGCCACTGAGCGTCGTGGACTGTCCGAGCCGCTTGTCGAAGAACCTCAGGCCCTTGTTGAGGAGGGCACCGTAGAGAGAGTTGAGCAGGATTTTTCTCGCCAGCTGGCGGCGGTTCCAGAAGCCCGTCAGGTACTTGTACTCGCCCTTGGTCTCCTCGTCCTGCGGGAGGATGCGACCGTCCTGAATGACGAGCTTGTTCGCCTTCATGAACGTGGCGATCTCCACCGGATCACCACGTTCGACGATCTCACTCAGACGGTCACTTGAAGCCGTATCACCAGGGGTTGCGGCGGCGACTTCAGCTGCCAGCTCGTCGGAGATGGACACGCCGTAATATAGGTCCTCGTAAAATTTCTCCCGGTACTGCATGGCCTTGCGGTCGGCATACCACCGCGTGAGCAGGGCCGGGATGATCCCATCCCTATCGGTGCGGAAGAGCGTACCGTTGGCCGTAATGCAGAGGTGGCTGTCCGGATTGAAGATGTGGTCGTGCCACTCGGCCCCGGTGCGCGTCTCCTCGCGCCCATCCTCCCAGTCGATGGTGATGAGCTTGTCGGTCCGGTCGAGGATCGCGCTGAATTCCAAAGACGCGAAGATGCCGTCCCACGCGTCAGCGGGCTTCACTCCCTTGGCGAGAAGGCCGTTGATATACTCGTCGGTGTAGACCGGCCGACACTGGCCCACGATTGTCTCGGGGCTCATGTTCAGCGCACGGATCGTCGAGGGGTACAGGGAGTTGATATCGGCCGCTCCGACCCAGTCGCGCAGCCCTACCTTAGGCACGGCGACATAGGCGCCAACGACGGCCTTCGGGATGGGGTCACCATCCTCGTCGTATTCGAGCTCCTCTTCTTCCTCTGGCTGTTCCTCCCGATCAGGACGATCCGGGACCACAAATCCCATGTCGTGCATCTCGTTGATGATCGCCTGCTCGACGAGGGCAACCGACCCCATGGTGGTCTTCAGAAGGACCGAGTTCGCATGGGCGATCTGGTTGGACAGCTCGATGTACTTCTTGTTCTGGTCGATCTTGTGCAGCAGGAGGGTGTCCTGCCTGTTATAGGCGATGAACTTTTCGAAATCCTCCCTGTAAAGCTGGTCGAGCGTACCGTGGTACGGGACCTTGTTCTCGCCGACTTCGACCTCTCCCACGTAGTCGAGGCGATAGGAGTGAAGCTGTTGAGTGTTGTGCTTCTGGTAGAGCAGCAGATAGTCCAGATGCACGCGCCCCACGAGATCGTACGTCGTGTGCTTTTTCTTGAACTTCTCATACTCGCGAGACCGGGGAAGCTGATTCCACAGGCAGAGTTCGCGGGTGGCATCTTCGCCCAGCACGCGCGCGATGCGATTGACGATGTAGGGAATATCGTACCCTTCCGAGTTCCAGCCGCTGAGAACGTCCGCGTCCTGGATCACGTTGAGGAAGGCCTTCAGGAGCTGTGACTCATCCGCGAAGATGATCGTGTTCTCAAACTTGGCACCAATGGCCTCGGCTTCCGCCATGGAGAGAGTCGGAGGGCAGAGCGCCAGCGTGAACAGGGTACCGAGCCAGTTCGCGTAAATCGAAATGGCGTTGATCGAATTGAACGGATCGTTGGGTGGCGCGTATCCTCGCTCCGGGTCGAAGTTCACCTCGATATCGAAGAAGGCCACATGCAGGTTCGGTGCTTCGCATCCCTTGTAATGCTTTGCGAGGGCGCGGAAGACCGGGTTGATGTCACTCTCGAATACGCGAACGGGTTTGCCAACCTTGGGCTCTTTCTTCCGCATGAGTTCCTGACGGAACTTGCCGGGGTTGTTCGTCACAAAGCGCTTGCAGGTGTCACCGAAAATGGAGCGATGGCCACCGGCGGGGTGCTCATAGTAAAATACATATTCGGCCGGGACATCGTTGAAAACCCGTTTGCCATTAATTCGCTCAACAATTCGGATGGTGTTGGAATAGCGATCATGAATTGCATCTACGTACATTAATCTGCTCTATCTTCTAGGAAATAAAAAGTACAACGCTCCTGAAGTGGGTCTTCGGATATGATTATGTCCTGAAATGTTAACTTGAAGGCCAGGGCGTCCGTATAGCTTCTGAAGTACACCGCCATCGAATGAGTATCGAACCGGTATCCTTCCTCGCAGTTGTCCTTCAGCCAAGACCGGATCGCGTCACGCTGCGACTTGAATAGTAATTTCTTGGAAAGTATGAAAGAATGGTCGTACGGTCGAAGGTATGTCTTCATGATCGTTGGAGAACACAAAGAAAGAGGGGCGGCCAAGGCCGCCCCTGAACAGTCAAAGGCGACCAGTCGCCTCAAGGATCGTCTCGACCGCCTGGACCTTCTCGACCTCTTCGTGGATGTTCGCCTTGTAGGCGTGCCGGAGGGTCTTCATCAGCAGGGAAGGTTTCACATCGAGGTGCTCGGCAAGCTCAGAAGCAAGGTCCTTCAGGCTGCCCTTCAGGTCGTCGATCTCCTGAAGCGTCTTGATACCCGCATCCATGAACTCGGTGAGCTTGGTCTTGTCGGCGGTCGAGAGATGTTCAAAAGACATATGCAATCCCTTTGTTTAAAACGAATAACAATATGAACCGGCAATGGCCGGATGCTTAGAAAGTACGCATCTCACCCCTCGAATGTCAAAATCTTTTCGATGGGGTGTGGATCAAAGCTTTTCGCCGGGTACGGTGCCGCGAAAGCCCCGAAAGCGCGGGAAGCGCAGGGAATGGACGCTGGCGCCCTGCTCAAGCGTCAGTGCATCGGCCCTGATTTCCACGATCATTCCAAGATAGGCTTCCTTGTTGCGCCAGATTTGATCGCGCAGCTCGTCGGTGAGGCCAGACCCGACATTGGTTTCAATTTCGACATCCATGTCATGGCCGCGACAGACGAGGGCACCAAGAGTACCTGCATACTTTCCGTCTGGATCGCCCTCTTCGAAGCCAACAATCGATAACGACACCTCAATGAAGGGCTTTTTCTTCAACCAGTGCGGACGGCGTCTTCCCGGCTCATAGGGAGCGTCCGGGTCTTTGTACATGACCGCCTCATGAAATCCTGCACGAATTGCTTCTTCTGTCAGACGCGCAGCTTCCTGTCGGCCTTCCTCGGTGTCCAGATCAACGAGGACCTTGGGCAACACGAAGACACGGCCATCCGTCTCCTTCTGAAGAAGGCCGCTGACCTCCAACTCAACAAGCATCTTGTGCCGATCCATCTGAGAGATGGGACAGTACCCGGCCATGAAATCGGAAAGTGGAATGATATCAAACAGCGCGAGGCGGCAGGTCGAGGTGTCGAGATCGGTGGTACGGCTGATCTGCTGCATCAATTCCTGAAAAGAACCGGCAACGACTTCGCCATCAAGAACCACCGAACCGGGCAGGTGAGGGATGATCCTCTCAAGGCCCTGCCTGATTTCAGTGAAGCGGTCGTTGGGTGAGCCGTTGCGTCCGGTGAGCTGGGTGACCACCCCGGATTCCTTGTCGAGGATGCTGAGCAGGCGGACGCCATCGAGCTTGGTGTCGATGAGTTTCTTCCCCTTGAGGAGCTTGGCGTTCCTGCCGGAACCGTCCTCGGCGAGCTGGGCTGTGAGGACGGGGATCATGAATTGCTTCGCGTCTGGGTCATTCTTGGCAATGGGGCCAAGGATGCTGTTATAGGTTTTGGCCTCCACTCCGATCCGGAGGTCCTTGCGAAGGATGCGGCGGTAGAAGTCATTCCACATCCCAATGTGGCAACGACAGGCAGCGTCGAGGATGGCTTCCCTGGCGGCGTTTCCGGTCAGTTCGCGACGCCTGAGCTTCTCTGCCAGAGCCAGGAAATCCTCGAACGTGAAAGTACCGGGGTCGTTTTCGTCACCTTCCTCGATGAATGGAACCTTCTGGACGCCGAAAGTGATGAGGGGGTCATACGCAAGACGGCATGCGTAGAAGAACTCCCGGTTACCTGCGTGGTAGGCTTCTGTGATCAGCTCGGCCTTTGCGTTGCGACTATTCGTGGATTCGAGACTATGAATCAAATCAATGGTTTGCATGTTGGTATCTTCCTAACAGGCAACATTATATTTGGCGGGCAGCAATATGCAAAAATTTTCGCTTGACGATTCGCCGAATCGAGGTAAAAAATGAGGACATAAAGAATTTCACGAGACATAAAAAGGAGCGACGAGATGGCTTTCCTTTCGCGCGAGATGTATATCCCGAAGGGCGCTACCAAGGTGGAGGATGAAGCCACCGGCGCGGTCGCCTATTACATCAGTGAGGGCAACTCGCATATTGCCCTTGGCTTCAAGGGGCGCGCGAGCAAGCCGAGCTTCCACTACCGTTTCCAGTCCCGCGAGAAGATGGACAAGTACATTGCCGACTTCTTCAGCAACGTTCGCGCGCAGAAGGAGGCCGCTGTCGCTCGCCGCAAGGAGCGATACGCCCCGCACAATGTCGTTGTCGGTGACATCTTCGGCTGCTCCTGGGGGTGGGAGCAAACCAACGTTGACTGGTATCAGGTCGTGGATGTGCGCGGGAAGAACAGCGTCTACGTCCGCCAGATCAAGGGAAGTACGCGGGAGTCGGGTTTCATGAGCGGCTACAGCTCGCCGATTCCCAATGCCTTCATCGATGACACGGTGATTATGTGCCGCGTCAACATGCAGAATGGTACCCCTTGCATCAAGATCAAAGGTCACTACGCGTTCCGTGGCACTGAGCCGCGCTACGTGAGCTGGTATGCCTAAGAGGAAGTTTCCGATGAACGCTCTCAGCTATGAACAGGCGAAGGCTCTGATCGCGGAGGCCGAGCGGACAATGTTTGAAGCTAGCGCTCGACTGAATTCCATTCCCGGCGTCGGGTCAGGATATGCGGGATTGACGCCGGAGCACGTCCGGTGCTCACCCCAGTACCGCAAGGCAAAAATGGAATTTGACGCGGCATTCGCGAACCTCCGAGAACTGAATAGCTGGTTCGTCGAAAATTTCGCGAAGGAAATTCGAGCGGAGCGTCGCCGGAAGATGAACATCACGACCGCAGGAGTCTGATAAGACTATCCAGCTCTCCTTTTGTGATCACGGCATACCCCTGGTCGTTCAGGAAATCGAGAACGACCTGGGGGGTTTTCTCATCCGGAATACGCAACTTCTCGGGAAGTTGCTCCCACGGCCGCATGAGGGGATGTGTTTTCTCCTTGACCGAGAACTCCGGCCCATAGCGCCAACCAGCCTTTTCCCGCTCTGCCATCCATCGGGCATGCTCGGCCTGGGCAATGCGGAGACACAGATTCCGGTAATCGTCGCGATCCACTTCAACAACATCGGAGCGCTCGATGGTCTCGACATCGACAGCCGAGGCGCGAATGGTGAAGTCTAGGTCCTCGTGCTCCTCACTGAATGCGGTGACGATGATCTCGATCTCCGCAGCATTGAGTTCGCGCGACAATGGAATGATGTAGTGGTGGCTCCCGTCCTGTTTCTCGCGATGGATAAGTGAAACGCTTCTCGGGACGCCGTCACCGTCAGGAATAGTGATAGACCAGCGCGTCCCGGTCGGTGAATAGGTGTCCACGCATTTGAACCAATCGGAGACGACTTCCTGCGGAAGCTCGTCCTGCGTCACGAGAGTTATATGGCGATCTATGGCGACAGGTCGGTTCATTTTACCATAACCTCAACAAAACCTTGTTCGCCGTCGAAGTCCTCAAGAGCAATGCCAATCACCGCGAGCGGTGAGGGGGAAGTGGCCGCCATGGCGTGACCTGGCACGTTGCTGGTGACAAGGAAGTCACCCCGCCGAACACGGCCGACCACCTTGCAGGGCACGCGGCCCTTGAGGGCAAGCGGAGGATGCGTATCGTCAGTCCCGACCGGGTCATTCATCACAAGCCCGGCTTTTCTTGAGACGATGCCAGCCACGCGCTCATTGGCGATCTGGTCGGTCACCGTGACCTCGCAGCGGCCACCAATCACGAGCACGTCTCCGGCTTCGTAGACGGCGTCGGCGTGATAGCGTTCAGCGATGTCGGCACCGGTCGAGTAATAGACCCCGGCATTGATGGAGCCATCGGCGTTGAACCGCTGCCTGTTCGTTCCCTGATGCGTGAACGTCAGGCTGGAGCCGTTGGAGGAGATTTCCCAGTCCGCGCCGATTTTCGTCCTGACCGTCTCCACCCGACCGGTGAACGAGGCATCCTTGCCGTGGAGCCAGTTGCTGATGTTGGCGGTCGCCGCTTGGAGAGCGCTTGCCTGGAAGACATCTGCCTTGGCGGTTCCGGTACCGCTGATGGAAAGCCTGGAGGCTCCACCGAAGCGGAAGTTGAGACCGCTGCTACCTTCTTCCAGATACCACTCGTCGCCGAAATACCAACGCTCCATGGCGAGACGCGATGCCTCAAGCGTGCCATCGGGATAGACCGTCAGACGAGGGGTGTTTTCGAAGGACAGAACGAGGGAATTGTTCGGAAGGTGGCTGGCGGTCCAGGTCTTTCCCTGGGTGGTCAGGATGATCTGGGAGGCCAGGTTGGGATCGGCCAATGCGACATCGTCTGGAAGAACGTCGATCTGGGATGTCGAAAGGCGCTGGGAATTGACCACATCGGCTTCCAGGACATCGATCCGGCCTGAGGTAATGGCAATTTCATCCGCGTGGAACCGGTCAGCCGAAAACACTTCTGCCGAGATCGAGCGGGTCTTGATAGGCTCGAAGAATTCGAACCCGGTCGGGTGAGCGGTTGCCAGATGGATGCCCATGGCGGAGAAACGCATGCCGCCCGCCTCATCGACGGAAAGACCGGTGCCTGGCTTCGTTTCGAAGGTGATAGACGGCTCATCGACGGTGCCGTTGTCGGCTTGAAGATCGCCGCCGCGCATGACGAGGTCGCCGGTCATGATGCCGCCGCTCGACATGACAAAGTCACTCGTACCGCGCGAAACGCCTACCTTCTCCCACGCCCAGTCATTACCGTTGGGGAGATAGACCTCGACAGCATCCGTGCCGGGGTTGTAACGAATTGATCCGACAAGAGGTTCGATGCCGGGAATGATGCCTTCAGAATCGGACGGAAGTGTCAGGTAATTTCCGAGAATGACAAGGCCGCCATCCGTGTCGCGCAGATCAATAACCTTCGCCATGAAGCAGTAAACCTTAATATTTCGATTATTTATGCACCGTGAGACCTGCTGAAAAAGAAAAGGCGGCCCGAAGGCCGCCCCTTCCTGAGTTACGATCGAATTACGCAGCGATGTACTCGATCATGACGGTGGCCAAACCGACCGTTCCGGTTGCGGTCGCGATGATCTGAGTAGCGTTCGCGTAGTTCACGACACCCTCGACCACGTACATGCCAGTGGCGGTCTCGTCGATGTCGGCCGCAGCGACGACTGCGTCGCTGACGACGGCGTCACCGACGACGAGCTGACCGTCAAAGGCAGTAGTGATGACGACCTTGGTGCGCAGGATGGTGCCCTTGATCTCCTCGCCGACATTGGTGGTCTTTCCGGCCTCCACGGTGGCGACGACGGTGCGCACCGCGCCAACCTGAGAAGCGCCGACAGAAGCGGCAACGGCATCGAGCTGGGACTTGTTGACCGCATCGGTCGGCTCGACACCCTCGGCGACGTTGGTGATGCGGGCCGACGAGACATCAACCGTGCCCTCTCCCTTCGGAGCAAGCTTCAGGGTGACATCCTCCTCGGTACCCTCACCGGCGAAGACAACGGCGCCTTCCTCCTTGGTGACCTTGACGGTCACGGCCTCCTCGGCGTCACCACCGATGTAGATGGCACCGTAGGTCTGTCCGACACCGGCCTTCAGGATGAGGT